GAAAGTCCTCGATCAAAATGGCACGAATTATTGCTGGGGAAACGGCACGATTCGAGCGATGGAGTTGTTCCGGCTGGCCAACGGTCTTCCGATCGTCAAGCTATCCCCCGCGTCGATTTGCGCACCGATCAAGAACTACCGTAACGAGGGGGGCTGGGGCATCGAGGGGCTGCGGTATCTGACGCAGTATGGAGCAGTTCCGTGTTCGATGTGGCCTGCCAATGCGATCGACCGGCGGTATGACACGGCAGAATCAAAGGCCATTCGTGGTCAGTTGAGGCGTTGGCAACGTGCCTGCTGCTCAATATCCCGGTGAGTGCTGGCTACAACTGGTGGGGACATCAGATTTGCTGCGTGAGGCTGGTCGTGCTTCCCAATGGAGACTTCGGGGCTGAGATCGATAACTCATGGGGCACGAGTTGGGGCACGAACGGGCGCGGCATTCTTACCCGATCCAAGGCAACTCCTGACGATGTGGCAGTCGCCCCGCGTTCAGTGACGCCAAGCAGTTATGTGGACGGGGCGGGATCAACTCAAGGGGACTGGACATGAGATACATTCTTACGCTCGCCCTGCTGCTTGCTGGATGTGCTGTGTCTCCTGATACAACACCTATCACCCCCGAGCCGATCGACTTCACCGGCATCAAGCCATCGCTGCCTGTCTCGCCAGCGGTTCGCGAACTCGGCAACTTTCAAAAAACAGCCAAAAATTGTACATGCTTCGACTGCCAGTGCAATAAATTGAAAGACAACCCGGCTTGCACCTGCCCTCAATGTAAGTGTGACGACGAGCCGCAAGCGAAGACTTATACCGGCCCTTATGTCGAGGTTCACACGTCGGCTTATTGCGGTCCTTGCCAGACGTGGAAGCAGGTTGAATTGCCGCCGTTGGTTAATAACGGCTGGGTGGTTGGCAAGCACATTCGGATTGTCGAGTACGGGCAAAGCGGCTGGCCGGGTAGCTTGCCGTTATATCGGTTCTATCGGCGGGGGAAGTTGGTGCATGAGCAGTCTGGGTATATGAGTCGGGCATCGATTGGTGACGTCTTCGACCGTACGCAAAACGTCGGGAGGGAGGTGATCCAGTCTAGGGCAGCACGGCAGCATGAGGCTGTTTACCGGGGGGCACGACGCCCCTTGCTGTCTCGGTGCGTTGGTGGGGTGTGCTGGTGATTACCGACCAATATTGCATCAAGGCTATTCGTTCGAACTCCGTGGAGCTACTTCGGGAGATTCCGCTAGAGGTTGTACCCGCTGAATGCGGACTCGGCTGGCTGGTTTGGATTAAAGGCCATAATCAACTTTGCTGGTCAGACACGACGGTTATGCGAGCTATTGCCGGGTTCCGAATGATTGTTGTGGGGCGGTTTGTCAGTATGACGCGGCAGGAAGAACATCTTGGGCCGCTGATGCTGAAACAGTTGGAGGTGCTGCGGACGTATTTGCGAAAGAGAGATGCTGGTGAGCAGTTACCCGACGAAAAAAACGGAGTTTCGACCGGCGGAAACACCCGGCCCACAACTGGTGTTTCCGCCGGACAGAATTAGACAAATGAACCAATACATGCAGTTGACTGTGGAAGAATGCCTTGGGAGTCCTGAAGCTGTTCAGAAGATGAAGGAACTGTGGGATGCCACAAAAGCATCCGAAGAATGCGATGACGATGATTGTGATGACGATGAATAATTACCGCCAGTTTGTTGGCCTGGGGTGTGCTGGTGAAAGACTTGTCGGATAGTCCTGACCTGATAGACCGCCCATCGTGGGCGTTGCGTCGAATCGACCGACAAGCTAGGGGGATCAGTGGATACAGTTGCATTAACCGTCTGCCTGTTGTCGGCGTTGTTGAAGGTGTTGAATTTGTCGTAAATGAAATCATCGCAGCGTGGGGAAGCCCGGTCATCCCGTCGGACTCATAATCCGAAGAGCGTCGGTTCGAATCCGACCGCTGCAAAATTCAAACTGGGGGAGTGAAATAACGATGTCAGATCTTGACCATTTTTATGCGGAGAGAGTTCGAAAGGCTCTTGTGCTTCGCGATGGGTGTGTGAACTACGGCGATTTCTGTGAAGCATTGCTCGACAAGAGACGTGAGATGCACAGACTTCCGACATCGCCAGGGAGGTTGGAAATTCAAGGTCAACGATGATGGATCAATCGAAGTCAGTCAGGAAAGCGTTCCGCATGTTTCCGTGTCGCGTTGTGACGTTGTAGATGAGTGATGTGGAATGGACGCTGCAAAAGAAACAGTTCGACGGCTGATCGACTTCACGGAGAGGTTAGAGCGGGGCATGAAGCGAGAACTGACGAGTCACATTGCCAGCGGGCTGAATGAGCAACTCACAATCACCGTGCTGGACGAGCCGGGAGCGGGCGGGGCGTGCCACGATTACGCAATCTCGTTTCACGACGATCGCTATGGATTCGACCGCTCCCCGATCTCTGACCGTCACGGGCGGAATTGCATCATCAGTTTCCAGAATGGCCCAATTGGCGAAGTCGGAGTCAACGGCATCAGTAACGAAGCCCTGCTCGCCATCGTCGAGGACCGTCTTGCCGGGTTTCAGTCGGGGCCGTTTGCGTGTGACAGAAATCAGCTTGCATTGACCCATGTGCATTTAGCACTGAAGGCCTTGCATTTGCGGACGGAAGACAGGGTTGCTCGTGGAGTCGAGGGAACGCTTCAGAGGTAATCAACAATGCAAACCGCCCTTCTCCTCATCGGTGCCTTGCTGCAACCACCACCGGAGAAGGTGCCGACGCTATACATCCGGCTAGGCGACAACCACGAATCACGACTACTGAAATCGGAACTCACCCGCAACTGGTTCAACGTTCGCAGTCTGAAGGATTATCCATCGGCCTATGTCTTCCATCGCGAGCAGCAATCAATACGGGCGAAGATCGAGTTTGTGACGGTCGACCGCTGGAGCGATATTAGATCACCGGCATATAAGATTGGACGATATGGAAGGTGGCAGCGATTCGACACGCGAACGTTTGAGTTTACGGGCAGACCAACGCGGACAGTGAGATGGATAATTGACTGGCATGAGGCGGAGCGGATTGTTGTTTTTCGAGGTGACGATGCTCATCCGTGTGACACGGAACTTCGCGAGAAACCAGCGGACCTGCCTAAGCCACCGTGGGAGAAAGCAGGGCAATGAGCAAGAACCATTCAACTAATCCGACACCGAAGGAGATATGGGGAAAGCTCACGGCTGAAATTAGAGCCGGGTGGCCCGACTGGAGATGGGAGAAAGAGCTACGCAAACAAGGTGTGCGAGATGTCGAAGTAAGGAGTCCTGAGGGAGCGATTGCGGAATATTTGAGACACTAAATCCATTCCCCGACGGCTGGTGCCTCTCGCCAGTCGTTACGCCACCCCTCTGTCGGTGACTCACTCCCACCGGCAGAGGGGTCTTACAAAGGGGCCAACGACATGCTGCTCATGCTGGCTTGCCACGGCGACAACGGGCACACGTGCATCCTCTATTGGGAGCCGCACGACATGCCTCAAGCGGTGGAAGAGATCGTGAATTGGTGGCGGGACGGGCTACTGACGCGGTGCGGTGCGATCGAGATGATCCAGTCTTGCAAGCGGATGACGGACGAGGAGTTTGAGCGGGAGTTTTTAGAGTGCCAACGGAAATTCTAGTCAAGAGCGGTGATGGAAGGAGTCTGGTTAGGTGCAAGTAGACACGTCGGCGTCATTCTACGCAGCGTCCAGCGGCACGAGCCACGGCGGCGATTATACGAACGCCGGGAACGTGCTGTACGCTTTGTGCCCCGAGTCGCGTGATGTGCTGGTGACGGTAACGTACAACGGAGTATCTGGCACGCTGATCGGCAGTATCGGCACCGCCCCGCGAGCTTATGCCTATCGCTGGATTAACCCGCCGATCGGCACATATACAATGACGTTTACGTACGCCAGCGCACAAACGGCTCGAATTGGCCGGGCGGTCTCGTTCATCGGCGCGGACACGTCAAACCCGAACGGCACGGTGTCAACCTATTCCGGCACTGCGATCAACAAGACCTTGAACTACACTACCACGAAAAACAATGTCTATTTGGTGGATTGTCTGGCCGATCCAAACCAGGCGTTGACTCCGCAATCTGGGCAGACTGATATCACGACTGGCACCGCCACGAACCGTGTGGCGTCATACCGTCTGATAGCATCTGCGGGCGCGACGAGCAACACTTGGAACGGGGCCAATAGTTTTAACGGTCCCTATGCGGGGTTGGCGTTCGAGGTGTTTCCCGGCGATCGATTCATCAATCAATACTACCGACAGCAGCAGGCGGCCCTATGATTCCAGTGATCGTTGACACCGCTGTTGTCGTGCCGGTGAACGTGCTCCCGCTCACCGACGATGGCGATTTCAAGACGCGGGAAACGTCCGTTGCGTACAACGCGGCGGGCATGGACCTCGTGTGGAATTTCGTGACTCCGGCAGGTGCGGTGACGCAAACGGCGGTCACTCCCACAACTGGAGGAGTGTATGACTGGGCACACGCGGGCGACGGGATGTACACGATCGAGATTCCGGCCAGCGGTGGCGGGTCGATTAACAACGATACGGAAGGCGTGGGATACTTCACTGGAGTTGCAACAGGCGTACTGCCGTGGCGAGGTCCGAACATCTTGTTTGGTGCGGCGAACGCGGTAAATTCGCTGTTTGGTCTGGACCGATTTGAAACCGACATTCTAGAAATTGTCGGCTCAACTCAATCGGCCACCGACCTGAAAGACTTCGCCGACGAGGGCTACGATCCAGCTAACAACGAAGTGAACGCCCACGTTACGAGCTACGCAAAAGGAATGGCTCCCTATGTATTCATCACGACAATTGCCAGCGTCAACAGTCAGACCAATTTTGTGCTTACTGATGGCGTGGTCAATAACGACGTTTTGAACGATTTGCGGGTGGTGTTTATTGACGCGTCCAACGCGCTGCAGGTCTCGTCGCGGTATGTCGACGATGTCGCGGCCACGGGAAAAATTCTGACGATCGACAGTGCCCCGGAATTTACAATCGCCGTGGGTGACACTGTCGTGTTTTACGCCACGGAGCGGAAGACAGTCCCCACCGTTACGAACCTGACAAATGCCCCGACGAACGGTGACCTGACGGCCACAATGAAAGCCAGCGTCACGACGGCAGCAACATCAGCAACACCGAATCTTAACTCGGCCTACGATGCCGCAAAAACAGCGGCACAAGCCGACGAACTCGCCAAGGTGCCGAAGTCTGACGGTTCGGTGAGCTTCAACGCCACAGCGCTGGGGGATATCAACGCGGCAGCAGATACCGCGCTCGCCGATGCTGGCGTCACATCAACCCGCATGGGCTACATAGACAATCTCAATATCAGCGGAAACGTGGCATCGTCCGCCGAAGTGACCAGCGTGCAAAATAACACGCGGGTTGTCCGGGTCGTCCCCACGGTCATCGAGCGGCCCGACAGCGGCACAACAACTTATCGAATCGAGTTGCTGGCATATGACAACGTGGGCAACATGGAAGCCCCGGACGAAGCCCCGACGCTCGATCTGGTGAATCAGGCGGGCGACGATCTGACGAGCAGACTCGACAGCACGACCGGCACACTGGTGAGCACGGGGCGATATCGGTGGGTCTATACAAATTCAAATACCGACGACCTGGAACAACTCGTCTGGGCGTTCTCGGTGGTCGAGGGCGGAAACACGCGGCTGTACGGCAACACGTCGCTCATTGTGGATACGACGGCGGTTGATTTCACGAGTGCCGATCGGACAAAGCTGGAGGCGATCCATACCAAGCTGCCTTCGAAATCTTACCTCACGGGGACGGGCAACAGCGACGGCGATATCGAGGCCAATGAAGCCACCGGCAACTTCCCTGGCAGTGTGGGCAGCGTTGCGGGCGACGTCACCGGCGATATGGGCGGAAAAGTGCTGGGCGGCGGTTCCGGCACGATTACGGGAACCGGGGCGCGGGTGGTCGATGCCAGCGGAAACAACGTGGCCACGGCATCAGCACAGGCCACGGCGCAAAACGATCTGGATATTCTCACGGGAACCGACGGGGCAATTCTCGCGACGACTCAGGCGAACTACGCACCGGCAAAGGCTAGCGATGTGCCGACGGCGGCACAAAATCGCACTGAGATGGACGCCAACAGCACCAAGCTGGCGCTGATTACTAGCGAACGTATGGGCGCTCTTACGGACTGGATCGACGGTGGGCGGTTGGATTTGATCCTCGACGGACGAGCGAGCCAAACGAGCGTTGACGCGATCTGGACTACCGCACTCACGGAAGCCTACCGCTCAACCGGAGCAACCGGCACGGCGGCGCAACTGCTGTACGAAATCGTAGCTCACCTTGGAAACGCGGGCATTGCCGGAACGACCAAAACGCTCAAGAAACTCGATGGCAGTACGGCAAAAACGTACACGCTGGATGACGCCACGACTCCAACGGCTATTGAGGAGGCATCATGAGCGTTGGCGGAATTATCTCATTGGGCCTAGGTTCGTGGGGCAGTGTCGGTGAAATCATCACGCTGGGGTATGGGAGTAGTGAACCGGCCGTGATCGCTCGCGGGTTGTGCGTGTCATCCGGCATGGTGTATTTACCTGGTGCGAAGTCGGCAGCCATTTATTCTCCAGGCGTGAAGGCGGCGTCGGTTTATTTGCCGGGCACTAAGTCCGCAGACAGGGTTTGCTAATGTCAGAAGTGGTTTTTTTGGTACAATTCAACGAAGACGGGTCGGCAACATGCCTTGCCAGACTAATGGCTGAGGTTGCGTCGGGATCTTCTTTACCAGGAATGGGCTACTGGTGTGAAGCAGCAGACTTTACGTCGATTACCTGCAAGGTTTTCGATGTCACCAACGATAATACCGAAATCACTCCAGCACCTTCGGTAGCTGTTGGTTCGGTCATCATCGACTCGCCAGTAACTGACGGCATTTTGTGGAGCAAGGATTCGACGGGCTACAATTTCAAGCATCGGGTTTCGGGGACGTATTTCCCAGAGGGTGGCAGGCGGTATCGGGTAGCGTATTTCGCCACGATGACGGACGGCGAAACTTACGGATGGAGTTATGAAGGGGTGGCTCGCCCACGGGCGGGTGGATAGGTGGGGTGATGCTGTGCCGATAAAGCACATTGTTCTGGACTGGGACTACAACAATTTTATGGTACTGGATGATGATTCAGTCCTCGTGTTTGACGAGACTGATGACGAGATTGTCCTCTCTGGATGGTTCTCCGGGAATGGATACACGGAGCCTGCCAGGTACGTTCGCTCCCGAGAGAGCGAATGGTCTGAGCGGTATGTAAAGGCCAATCAGGTCAATGATTCGGATTTTGTAGAGGGTGTCACACAAACATGACAATCCTCGAACTACGTTACAAGGGCGACAACGGAGATAGGTTTATTCTGAGGTGGTCGGTCGAAGATTTCTACGAGGCGATGTATGCCGTCGCCGACTGGAAAGAAGACGACTTGTTGACGGCGGAAGAGGCTATTCGATTCATTATGCGGGTGCTGGTGAAGAACGCGGAACACTACGGGAGCAGTTTATGAGTTTGCGACGGGAAGAGATTCTGGCGGCGGTTGATGATCTGCTGGCCGCTCATGATGAGTGGGAGAGTGATCCGCTTGCGCCGAGTGTGCCGTCGGTGGCATTTGAGAGCGCGATTAACGGGGCGATTACCATTTGCGAACATGGCGACGTTCCAGGTGATTGCCGCCAGCTTGTCAAATCGATGGAGACGCTGGCCCTGCAATGGACCGCTTACGAGAACGGCGACATGCAGCCTACCGGCATGCCGAAGCAGACGTTCTGGGCGGCGTTATCCGACGTCGCAAGGAATCGGCTGGAGTCAAGCCACGACGAGCGGCCGAAACTGGAATCAGTGATGCGGCTAAAAACGGATAAAGTCTCCGACGAGCAGATTGCGAAGATTTACGGAACGCGGGTTGAGACGGCACGGGGGCCGAAGTGGATTGGTCCGTTCTTCGACAGTCGCGGCGTCGTGCTGGCGAGCAAGATTCGCGAAGAGGCCGAGAATCCGGGTAGCGTGATTCCGCCAGACTGGGTTCATCCGACAGAGAAGGCGAGGCTCGACAAAGTCACGGAGGCCAACCGCAACCGATTAACACGGGTGCAAGGACGGGCGACGGACAACACGCCGAAAGAAGACCCGCTCAAACTGCTGAAGGACGGGCAGTATGCCGACGTGGTTGCCAAGGTTTGCAAGCTGCCGCTGGCCGATGTGATTGCATTGGCCAATGAGAACGGGATCGAGGTGTTATCGCGTCCAAATCTTATGAGTGAGCGATCCGAATACTTGCCGAAACTGTCCGAAGAGCAGGAGCGGGTGTTCGACGCGCAGGCCGGACGCTCTGATGATGTCGAGTTCTTGTCGGAGCCTGACACTGACACAACCGAAGATGATGATCCTGAGACGTTCGACGCGGCAGAGGCGATTCGAGCGATTCTGGATGAAACGGGCGGGAGTGCTGATGCGTCGGAGATTGCCGGCCTGATCAAAGATCGGCATGGCGAGACGCTGACGACGCGACAGGTTGCCGCGTTTGTGCGGCACATGAAACGAGGAGCAGCAGTCGAGGCGAATTCATGACACGAGCAGGACGCGGAAGGGGCGGCGGCGCAAAGCATAAGCATCCGACGCCGTGGGAACCATCGCCGGAGCATATGGAATGGTTCTCCCTCTATTCCAAGGGGGAGCACAGCCACAGGGATATTGCTGAAAAAGTCGGGGTGACTCGGCAGGCGGTGTCTCATGCGATCAAGGAAATCAGTAAGTGGCTTGTGCCGAAGTTCATGGACGGCATTCGGGAGATTCGATCACAGCATACCGAACACCTGATGCACATTTTCCATGAGGCCATGCGGGCATGGAGCAGGTCGAAAGAGATTGAAGTCGTCGAGATGGACCGCGTCTCGAACGACGACAATGTCCATCAGATCACGAAGAAGCAGCCGACAGGGAATGCCGGGTATCTAACGGAAGCGCGGGCGGCACTGGCCGAGATTCGCAAGATTTGGGGGGCCGATGCTCCTCAGCAGATCGAGGTTGCCGAGGGGCGGGTGGCTGGGTTAAGTCGAGAGCAGGCGGTGAAGAATCGAATCGAGTATTTGCAGGAATTGGTGAAACCGAGCGAGAACTAGAGATGCCATCCGCAGGGCTTGTGACAACTCCGGTGCGATTTACTACTCCAACAGGATTCGATCCGGGGATGCTGTTCCTCGACGTTGGAAATTTTCTTCGGTTTCTTGAAAGGGACGCCGCTGGCGATAAATTGCAGTCTGATCAGTGCCTAGAGCGATTGAAGAAGCTCATCAGGAGAATGCGAATCCGCATTCCTGTCGACGTCCAGTCAATACCGGACATCACGGAAGATCAGATAGCAAACATTGAGAATCTGGATTCAACAATTATGTGGATTTGGCGGGCACTATCCACTCGGTCAAAAAACGGCGAGTACAAGATTCCAGAATCTTTGATTGAATCGCTGAGTGGGTGTAGTTTCGCGTTGCGAAACTTACAGGGTTTTAAGCGTTACAGGTGACGGAAAGGTTGTTGTTAATTGTCCACAGCCGATTCCATACCATACCTTGACGACGAACCGGGATATTACACATATCGACCGCGTCCCGATCAGCCTGCGCGGTTCGATCAGCAGGAGTCGTTCTACAATTCACGGTTGCCGGGGGTTGCATTTCTAATCGGCGGAAACGGGGCAGGAACCTCCGAAACAGCACTCGCCAAGGTCGCGAAGTTCGTCCTCTCCGATCAGCCACCACCGCGAAAAGATACGCCGTTCTGGATCATCGCGGGGAGTTACGAGCAGGCGTGCGAAACATGCTGGAACGAAAAACTGTTTCAGCACGGACACATCCCGGAAGCGGAGATCGATCGAGAGCGGATTCAATGGTACAAGCCGAACCGAAATTGGCCGTTTGCTGTTCCGCTCAAACCGTGGCCAGTGGAGCACGGGGGGCACCCAAACAAGAATTGGATTCTGGAATTTAAGAGCTACGAACAAGGTCGGTCTCAGATGCAAGCCCGTTCTGTCGGCGGGTTCCTGTTTGTGGAACAGTTTCCTTGGGGGCTGCTAGAAGAGGTACTGCGAGGATGCCGAGAGTATAACTTCCTTGGCAGTAAGTTGGCTGAGTTTACGCCGGTCGATCCAAACCTTTCGCGTGAACTGGACGATATGATCGACGAGGATCGGTTGCCGGAAGGGTGGGCAATCTTCCGAGCGAACACGGAATGCGCGATGGAAGCGGGCCACGTTTCCAAGACTTGGTTTGACGAGTTTTTCGGCATGGTGCCGGAGCAGATGCGGTTGACCCGGATGACTGGCGCGAGGCCACAGTATGAGGGGGCGATTTATCCGAACTTCGACCCGCTGATTCACGCGACAGGGCCAGATGTTGACCTGAGCGACTTCCCGCCAAACGTTCATTTCCGGCGGGGGATCGACTGGGGGGGCGGGCCGAATAACGCGTTTGTGTGTTTGTGGGCCTACAAGAACGGGCTGGGTCAATGGTTTGTGTTCGACGAATACTACAGCACGGCTCAAGACCGAACGACGATTGACCATTTATGTGAGGTGGCAGATCGCTGGCCGTGGCCGGTTGGAAATCCGCATTACGGGACAACGTGGGCTGACCCGAGTAGCCCTGACAACCTGCGAATCGCCCAGAAACTCAGCATGTACACGGAAGGGAAATACGAAGGGCTGAGTATGGGGGCGGCTTATAACCGTGTCCGGGAAGGAATCGAGCACGTTCAATGGTTGCTGAAGGATGAGCCGTCCAGCGGAAAGCCGCGTTTGTTGATTGATAAAAAAAGCTGTCCGAATCTCGTGCGAGAAATGCGTACTTACAGATATCTCCGAGCGTCGGGGACTGGACTCAATCCGGCTGATGCACGGGGCGAGCCGCTGAAGAAGGACGATCACGCGGTCGACGCATTGCGGTATCTGGTGGCCAGTGAAGCCAACATGACGGGGCTGATGACTGAGTCGTTTCGTCGGTCTGATCGAAAGCGTGAGCGGGGAATCCATCTGGTGGGGGGGAAGTTATGAATCCGTTATTCCGAAACTTCCTGACCTCTGCGGAGCGGTACGCCGTCAACGAATTCCGTCGTTCGGATTTTGGGAAGATCGTCAGTGAACTGGACGGAGCGTTGCGGCAGGGCGAACAGGCGATGAAGGTTTTCTCGACGCGCCGGGCTGGGTTGATTCAGCGGTACGCGAAGGAGTTCGGAACAGCACCGGGCGGCGTGCGAGCTTTTGTTGATCTCATCAAAGCCTTGATCGGCGTCTCGGGTTCTGGTCGTGGCGGCGTTTCTCCACCGACAACGTCGCCACCATCAGGGGGAAGCGGCGGTCTGGATCGAGACCTTGCGGCGGCGAAGTCGCTGCTAGAAGCGTTTGGCTATACAGTCACGCCGCCGGGTGCAAAACCGAAGACTCCAGAAGAGGCGGGGTTCACACGAGAGGAGCCAGAGGATACCGCAGCACCGGACTGGTTCTTGCGTAGCCGGGCGATGCCTAAGCGGCCACAGTATCCAGACAATCACCCCGCCGTAACTGGAGAAATGGTTGAGGTTGACTCAAGCAATGTGCATTCCATCGGATTCAAGTGGCAGCCGGGGAAAGCGTTTCTCGGGACGCTCAAGGTGCGGTTCCTGCAAGCCAGCAAGAACGGCGGTAAGGGGCCGGGGCCTTTGTATTACTACTACGGTGTTGCTCCGCAGTTGTTCGAGGCGTTCCTGGACTCGGCATCGAAGGGGCGATTTGTTTGGGATCGGTTGCGAATTCGGGGGACGGTGTCGGGGCATAAGTTCCCGTACGAACTGAAAGGTATTGTCAACGGATACCTGCCGCGTGAGGCGATCCGGCAGGGTGACGTGGAGTATTACATCGGCCGATCGGCAAAATTCAAATCGTCTAAGACGGGTGCGACTCGAACGTTTACCAGTAAACTGCCTGACCGGGCGGTGGGGCGATATCGTCCAGATCGAGGCACTCCAGACAGACCAGATCGCGGTTCTCCCGATCGACCATACAGGGGCCGTTAATTGTCAACAGTAATCGCCAGTGACCCGCGACATCAACCGGCGGGGTTCGTTCAGGAACGGTTGGATGCCATGCTGCGCATGACGTCCGATCCGTCTTTCGACATCACGGGAATGCCGCCGAATATGGGCAATTTCCCGTTGAAGCACGTCGACACGTTCAGCGGACGGGCGTCAAACTTTGCGTTGGCCTATCTGCCGAGCGATGAGGCGATTCAGCACAGTTGGCAGAACGCCAAGGCGATGCGGAACGATGTTGGTATCGCCGAGTGTATCGAGGCCCGCCAGCGATGTACGGCGTTGCTTGACTGGCACCTTGAACCGGAGAACGACAGCTCGCACGAGCAGAAGGAATTGTGTGCGGAGTTGACGAAGATCATCGAGCGGATTCCGCGATTCGTAGAGTATCGAAATAATCTGATGCACGCGATTTGGTACGGGAAATACGCGATACAGAATCGCTATCGGTGGGTTTCGATCGAGGGGCGGGACCGCGTGATGCCTGCTCGGGTTCGAGACTCGGCTGGTTGGCTTCCGATCAACGGTGACAAGCTGGTGTTTCGATTCGATGATGGAGACCCGCTCAAGGCCGATCAGTTGGGCATCCGCGTGGGGGCAGGGTACGGGATTGGCGGCGACTTCAATGGATACAAGGTCGAACGGGCGGAACCGACGGGGCAAGGATTGGCTTACTTCCTGCCCGATTGGCAGCGTGACGCACTGTGCGTTCACAAACACATGATCGAGGATGCCGACTGGGAAGATCCACGGAACGCTGGAACGATTCACGGCGTCGGTATTCGCTCTCGCATCTACTGGGAATGGTTTCAGAAGCAGAACGCCTTGGCGTTTTTGATGGAGTACTTGGAGCGGTCCGCTGGCGGCATGGAAGTTTGGACTTATCCGGCGGGAGACCCGACAGCGTTGGCCAATGCCAAAGCGGCCGCGCGGGAGCGGATGGGTAACGGGCGGAACATTATCTTTTTCCCGAAACCGCTGGGGGAAGCGGGAGATATGTACGATGTCCGTATCATCGAAGCGGGCATGGCGGGGATCGAGTCGCTGAAAGATATCCTGATCACCTATTTCGGGCATCGGATTAAACGGTACATCTTGGGTCAAACGTTGTCGACTGAGGCAGAGGCCACGGGTCTAGGCAGTGGCGTGGCAGACCTGCATCTCGATTCGCTGCTCCAGATCGTGAAGTACGACGCGACGAATCTTGAGGAGACTCTGACATATGACCTGGTGCGGAACCTGAAGAACTGGAATTTCCCGTGGGCGAGGGGGATTCATGTTCGGTTTGTGATCGACACGGAAAGCCCAGAGGTGGAGAAGAAATTGCAGGCATGGATGCAGGCATGGCAGATGGGCGCGAAGCTCAAGGCGTCGGACGTGATGGAGTTGATCGGTGCGTCGCCACCGGGGCCGGACGATGAGGTTTTGCAGCAACCGCAGCAGATGGGCGGGATGCCGGGTCAAGAGCCGGGCGGGAATCAGTTCGCGGGCGTGGACCTGAACGAGTTGGCGGAACGTGCGAAGCAGCAGGTGACGACGGCGATTGCTGGCACGCCGGAGCCGGAGCGGTATTCGGTTAGTGCTGATGAAGCGGCCGCGAAGACTCTTGCCAATCCAAGCGAAGCACAGAAGAAATCCGGGAATTACCAGAAGGGTAAATTCTCATGGAACGGGATGTCCGTTTCTATTGAGAACCCCAAGGGTGGAACACGCTCGGGAAAGAGCCTGGACGGCGTGGAATGGTCCGTCGTCATGCCTTGCCATTACGGCTATATTCTCGGGACTGAGGGCAAGGATGGGGACCATGTTGATGTCTTCATTGGTCCTGAAACGGATTCCGAAATCGTGTTTGTGATCGATCAAAACACGCCTTCCGGGCGATTCGACGAACACAAGGCGTTCATTGGATTCCGCAGTCAGTCGAGCGCTGAAGATGCTTATCTGAAGACTCGGACTGACGACGGAAGAGCATTGATCCGTTCGATTACTCCTATGACGGTTCCTCAGTTCAAGGCGTGGATCAACGCCGGAGAAACGTCGAAGCCGTTGGCTGATCAGGTTTCGAAGTATTCCGCAGACTTCGACGAATCGAAAGTCAAGCGCGACGACGACGGGAAGTTCGCGGAGAAAGAGGGGACTGGAAGCGAAGAGAGTAAGCCAAAGGCGAAACCAAAGGGTCCGATACCTGGATCGCAGTTGCCTCAAAACGTGCTCGATAAACTGAAATCGCTCGGCGTAAAAGACTTCCCCCCGGCAGATATTCCTCTGTCGGAAATTACAATCGCGGATCTTTCACAGCCAGACGGCAAGCTAAGGTTCAAATCACTGCTTAAATGGAAGCAGGTCTCTCGTAATGGCCGGACATCAAACAAGAATGCCTACACTCCAGAATTCCATGAGCGAAACGCGAAAAGGAAGTGGGCACGAGTCGGACGCATTGAGCCATTCCTTGGCAAGATCGGTAACGGGCTAAGCGGGGTCATGAACGACACGACGGCACCGCAACGCCAGCGTGAGGCGGCGGCGATTGCCAATGTGATCATGGAAACCGGACTGCGACCGACAGATAGCAAGGAGTCTATCAAGCACGGCCACTATGGGATTAGTTCGCTTCGGGTTGAGCATGTAAAGTTCTCGGGAAACGAAATTCACCTTGACTTCATCGGAAAAGAAGGAGTCAGAAACCAGACGATCATTCGTGATCCGAAAAACGTGGCATTCATCAAGAATCTCGTCAAAAACAAGGGGAAAAGCGACACTGTTTTCGGGAATGCAAACAGCAAGCATTCCATTGCGTTACTAAAGAATGCCTCTGTTGCCGCTGGCGGCCCAAAAGACATCATGCTTAAAGATTTGAGAACCATCAAAGCCACCAATACCGCTCGAAAAGTGGTACAATCATTTAAGGGGCCGCCGCCGCCTTTTACGGGAGATAAGGCCAAGGACGTGAAGCTCATTAAGAATGCGATTTTGACGATGAGCGGAGACGTGGCAAAAGTTCTGAACAACACGCCCCAAATGGCTCGCGACAATTACATTCACCCGGAGGTATTCAAGACATGGCAGGCGAGCTTGAAGATGTGATCGATGACGAAGACATCGAAACCAGCGACGAAGAAAACGAAGAGGACGACGTGGAGACCTACCTTCTCCCGGACAGTTCCGCAATTACAGACCCATACCTCCGCGACGTCTGGGATTCAGCATTGAAGCTGCTGGATGAAGAGTCGGAGGACGAAGACGAAGGCTCCAGCCAAGAGGATGATGAATAATGTTCGCAGCAGCCAAGCCGCAAAAATTCGCTCTGATCAGCGCCGCGTCCAGTGGCGACAATACCATCGTCTCGGCGGTTGCATCCCGCAAAATCCGCGTACTGGCGTTATACCTTGTCCCGCTGTCGGCGGTGACGGTACGCTTCGAATCCAAGATCGAGGATACCCTGACAGCCGCGTCGGGCGTTATGAGCCTCGCTGAAAAGTCGGTGTTCGTGCTACCATTCAACGAGGCGGGTTGGTTCGAAACGCTGACCGGGGCTATCCTCAATCTGGAGTTGGGCGGGGCGGTACAAGTCTCCGGCGGGCTTGTCTATCAGGAAGTTTTGTAATAGCCCTTTGTATAACAGGGATTAGACTTGACGAATTCCGGGCCAGTCGTTGATAATGAGATACTACGTCGAGATCAGCCCGCTTTACGGCAGGCGTATCTCCTACTCTGCTCAACCGCTCAGGACGTTTTGTCAAAGCCTGGGTTCTACGGCAGGGTTACGATTGATCTATTCGTTCAGGACGGGAAATTTACCGGACTGGAGAAGAACATCAAGCAGACAATCAAAGTTGACTAACTAAAATCAGGTGGCCGAATAACCGGAGCCTGCAACCTCTTTCGAGGGGTTGCAGGCTTTTTTCGTTTTTACACGGAACGCAATGCCGCTCCCTAAGCCATTACCTAACGAAACGCAGCCGGATTTTGCCATCCGGTTCCACGAAGCGGTTGCGCGGGACATCCCGAACACTGATGAACGGAACGATGCCTGTTTCGCGGCGTGGGACGAAGCAAATCCGGACGAATCGTTGATCGTACAAGCCAAGTCGCAGTTCCCAGATTCCGAGTTCGCGTTTGTGCCATGCGTGCCGATCTTCGCGGAACACGTAGCGACTAATCAGGACGGAACGCCACTCCCGTATGGGCGTGACGAACTGCGGAAGATGGTTGATGGAAACAATGAGCGAATCGCGGATACGGGCGGATTCTCACCGATTACCGACGGGCACACGCCAAGCCGAGAGGCGATGGATAAGGGCGCGAAAATGCCCGACGTGCTGGGTTATACCGGCCCTTACAAGCTGGGAATGATCGGCGCGAAAACACCGAGATGGGCCATCTTCGCCAGTGAATGGCATCACCGATCGGACAGGCAGAAGCTCGCCAAGATGCGACGTCGTTCGCCCGAAGTGTGGCTGCATTCTGATCCATCCATGCGAGTGATTGACCCGGTTGCGGCGCTGGGGGCTGAGACTCCAAGGCTTGACATGGGGCTGGTCCGTTGCTGCCGGGCTAGTGGCGGTCAGTTGGTCATGAAATATAGCGCGGCGGACCCGTCAGCCGCCAGCGTTTTTACTCCCGGCATGGCCGGAAAGAAATCTCAATACGGAGAACACCAGATGGCTCTGTCGCCGGAAGATGTGAAGCAGGTTGTCGACGAGTTGATGAAAACCGATCTGATGCAAAAGGTCTCGTCGATTGTTGGTGGCGGTTCTCCGACTCCATCCGCCACGCCAGACGATCCCGCGGAACCGGCACCCGCTGCCGATTCCGCTCCGCCGCCGAAACCGCCGTATGAGCCGGACGACGAAGACAAATCGATGATGAGCCGCTACGCGGCGGGCGAAGTCGACGACGAGGAACTGACTCAGTACATGGCGGGCAAGAAGGCTCAGTACATGGCGCAGGATCAAGCCGCCGCGATGTGGGCCAAGGCTGCCGAAGGCGGGGGGCTTCGGTTCGACAAAAAGACTGGCGAGAAGTTCTACACCGACATGGACGGCGAATGGCCGACCAAAAAACACAGCAGGAATTCTGCCATGAACGACCGCGTTGAAACGGCGAAGCTCTCGCGGGAACTGGAAGACACGCGCAAGCGGCTGGCCAAGATCGAACAAGAGAAAACCGCTTCCGAGCGGTATTCGCGTCTCTCCGATCTGCGGTCGGATGGATACGTGATCGACATGGAAAAGGAGCAGGCTCGCGTCGCAAACATGGATGACAAGGCGTTCACGAGTCATCTGGAGGTGATCGTTGAAAACTATTCCCGAATCCCGCTGGCCAACAACGTTCGAATCCACGCGCCGGACGACGGCGTTCCGCGTCAGCGGATGAACCGAAGCAGTGAGCCGACGGCCGAACAGGCTGAAAAGGCTACGAAATACTGCCTCGCACAGCGCGCAAAAGGAACCGAGGTTTCTTTCGCCGAAGCTCTGGAACACGTCTGCAAATCGGCCTAATCGCCGCGTGATTCGTCCCCAGTCTCAATTCTCCATCAGGAGCAGGATTACATGGCTACGACAGGAAAGGCGTTCACGGCTGGCGGCACGATTCGACGTGCTCGGTTCGTGAAGCTCAGCACCTCGGCAAACAATACGGTACTCGAAGCGGATGCGAATGAACGCATCTGGGGCATTGCCCAGATGGGCGGTCGCGTCGCCCCGATCCCCAGTGTGACCGATGATCCACCAAATGCTGCCATCGCTGGAGAGCAGGTGGGCGTTTATTTCCCCGGCGAAATGACGCTGTTGGAGATTGGCACAGGCGGCTGCGAAGCAGGTGATTACCTGAAGTCAGACGGGGACGGCAAGGGCGTTGCCCTGGCCGAAACGTCAGGACTGAAAGAAGAAGTCGGAGCCATCGCACTGGAAACGGCGCTTGAAGGAGCGTTGGCTTCGGTGCAAGTGTGGCGAACAACTGTCACGACGGAAACCACGTAATAAAAACCGCTCCCTTCGACGCCAATCGAAGAGAGCGGCCGAACCAACATCTCGCGGCGTGACGCCGCAGAATGCCAGCCCTAGACACGCAGCATTCTAGCGTCTCGCCCTTTCTTCCGAAAGGACGCTTTAATGGTTGCGCAGCTTCCCAGCAGCTCAAACGTGTTTGTCCCGGACCATGCGGCGTCCGGAAAGCTTGTCGTGGATTTCTCGCGAAATCCCAACAAGTTCGCAGTCAACCGCTATACGCAGATTGTCCCCGTCAAACAGGTGATCGGCTATTACCTCAAGATGACAGTCGAAGAGGCAGGCCGAATCCTGAACTCCGACGGAGCCAATTTCGCATGGCCGGACGGCATGAACGCCCCTGAAGACTTCGACGGGACCGAATCGCACGAATTCCTTCAGTTTGGGACCAAGCGGTACAAGTTCGGGACCACACTGGGGGATCTCACGATCGATCAGGCATCGTGGGACATCGCTGCCAAGCACAGCGAAGTCAAAGCTCAGCAGGCAATGACGTTCCGCACGGTGAAGGCGTTGTCGGCACTCACCACATCGGGAAACTATGCTGCCGCGAATACGTCGGCTGTCAGTTCGATTTCCGGAAACACTGGAAATTGGGCTGCATCCACCACGGCGCGCGGCGACATCAAGCGGTCTTTGTACCACGCTTGCGAAAAGATTCTGGACGCGACGCTGGGCGTTGTGGAGCCGGAAGACCTGATGCTCGTGATGAGCACGGGATGTGCCAAGGAACTCTCCTGCGCTCAGGAGATCGTGGACCACATCAAGGGTTCGCCTGACTCTCTGGCTCAGGTTCGCGGAGAACTGCCGGGCCGGAATGCGTTTTACGGTCTGCCGGACAAACTGTTCGGAATTAACGTCGAGATCGAGAAGACTCGCAAGGTGACGTCCCGCAAGGGCCTGACCCGCGTTGTCGCTCCCGCTCTCGCCGATGCGACTCCGTTCATTTGCGCTCGTCCCGGCGGGCTGGAAGGGAAGTACGGCGGGCCGTCGTTCTCGACATGCACGATCTTCATGCATGAAGAGATGACCGTCGAGCGGAAGCCTGACACCGACAACCGCCTGACGCGGGTTCGCGTCGTCGAAAACTACGACGTTGTGATGACCGCTCCCGTGACCGGGTTTCTGTTCACGTCCGCAGTCTAAGGCTCGGAGGTGGGCAGTGAGTAGGTACGCGGAACCGGCTGACATTCTGGACCGCAAGGATTGGCGAGATATCGGCGACCTGTGCTCTGACGACAGTTCGCAGGTTGCTGTCTCCGATCTCCTTGTGGACCCGAAGCTACTGGCGGCACTCGATGACGCTTCCGGCGAAATCGAGGCGGCGCTGGTGGTCGGTGGCCGGTACACGGTCAGTCAGTTGGAAGGACTCACGGGAACGTCGCTGGCACATCTCAAGCGGATCACTTGCGAACTGGCGATGTATCACCTGTTGGCGCGACGCCCGAAGCTGTCGCCAGATCAGTACGAGATGCACAGCAAACTCAGGGATACCTATCTGGAGCAGCTCCGGACGGGTGTCAATGTGTTTGCACTGGCGGCGAATATCGACGCCGGAACGGTGCATGTGGATGGTCCGTCGGTGGTGCAAATTATCGATCTGAATCTCATGCGGGATCAGACGCTCCACTATTACCCCGCGCGTCGTATGCCGGGTTCAAGATAAGGAGCCGCAATGGCTGAAACATACGTTGTTGGCGGTCCGGTCCTTATCAAAGTGGGGACCGGATCAGCCAGCGCCCTTGAGACGCTGGGCTACACGGCGAACGGCATCGAGATTACCGAGGAACCGTTCTTCGACAATATCCCCGTCGACTTGAACGGCGGCGACATGGGACCGCCGGGCGATGTGCAGTATTTTGGCCAGATCGATCGCATTCGTCTGGAGTTCACGAAGTACGACGCCGCCATATGGGCAAAAATTGCTCCGAAGCTCAAGGGGGGCACTGCCGGCACTGTCGGGACGGCAGGGAGCCTGGTGTTTCAGCAGTCGTTGTATTTTCGGGTACTGCTGACTGGTACAAGTTTCACGCGGAACTATCTGGGTTGCATTCCCCGCAATGCGTTCGGGTTCAATTCGGGGACGAGATATTCGCGGGCAACGATGGAATGGGAATGCCACGCGATTAACGGGACGATGTGGAACTCCACAACGTCGGGCTAATTACATGAGGGGCGAGCATGATTCGTTGGCTGTCGAACTGGTGGAACAATCGGGATCGGAAAATCTTCCTCTATTGGGACGGCACGCGAAAGCGGCGGGGCGACCCGATGGTATTGCTCCGTGGACTGCAAACGCGGGCGGGGTTCGATCTGGATGCGGCAATTCGAATTGTCGACTCCGGAGCGGGAGTTATCCCGACCAGCGACTTCTGGGAGCACGTTGTCGATTCTGTCGAGGCGGCAAGGTCAGTCTTTGGAATTGGTTCGCTGGATGATGGCGGATTGACTGAAGGGGAGATGCTCGGGCTTTTATATGACTTCCTGTTGTTCATGGACGCGCTAAAAAAAAATGGCAGCACGTCGCCGATCTTGTCGGAGCGTTCGGGCTGGGCGTCGTCGGACGGATCAACCACGAAGGGCGAGTCGGTCTCTGGCTCAATCTCCGCAGAGTCGAGCGGCGCAGGGCAGCTTGTCTCTTCGAGGGAATCGCAACCGCTCTAGGGGGCGGATCGTACGCGGGCGAACTCATGGCCGCGCAGGCCGATAGTGATATTGAGGCGATGTCGGCTCGGGCAATGGCTCAGATGAGCAACCAGGGGGCAACGTAGTGTCAGCACTCGCGGGAATCTTCGGATCACTGATTGGCCGCGCCGCATTAAGTGGGGCTATCGGTGCGAAGTCGGCCGTCCCCAACAATCTGACGATGAGCGTCAAGCATCTGATGGCCATTCCGGGGCGATTATCGCGGATGCGAGAACATCAGTTTCAGGCGAATCTTCCAAGCACTCCCGCAATATATAAGAAAATTCACCAGGACGAGGCGGATTACGAAAAGCGAAAGCTCGGCGAATCAACGGCTGTTCTAGGTGCGGCCCTCAAGGGGGCTGGCAAGGGGTTCGTTGGGCTGGCAGCAACGCTGATTGCGTTTCCGAAAATCGCTCAGTCGCTGGCGGAAAGTCATCTGGGGCGGCACATCGATCGTTTTGCGCCGATCAACGCAGAATACCGAAACATAGAGGCCGCCGACCGAACCAGCAAGGAGCGGGCGTCTCTTCGAGCGGGGGCGGGAACGCAGGGAAGCGCCAAGGCGTTGCAAGAGGCTGTCGCCAATTTGCGAAATCAAAGGACCGAAACGCAAACTGCGATGATCAATGCTGGAAACATCGTCGCGGCAACGGCTGCGAATATTGGCGCGGCATTCATGGAAGGACTCGACAAAACGGGCATTGCCAAGGCGTTCAATGATTTTGTTGGCGGTGGCGTACGAAAACAGATTGAACGTAATCCACAGGATGAGTTCATTGAAGACGTGCTCCGTGGCCGGTACATCCCCAAAAAACACCGGCTGCCACCGCCGCCTAAACTGGGGAAATAATCATGCCATTTGGAGCATCTGGCAGCGGGACAGTTCTCGAATACAACGGCGTGAAGCTGCATAACTGCACGTTGTTGAAGTTTGAGCAGGTTGGGGAAAAAGATCCATCCGGCACGGATCGAATGTTCGACCGCTACACAATCCGGGTTCGTGGGTATGTGTTCGGCTCGGATTCGTTCTCACCTCCAGAATTTGGAGTTTCCAGTAGCGACATTGAGTCTGTGACATTCGCGGGTGGTGCGCCGGGGATTTATACGAACATCAAAACCCGCCTGATGACGTACCGAAAATCGTTTACATTAAAACTTGATGGCAACACGCTGCTGTCTGCTGGTCCGCACGATGGGCGAGAGGCTATCACAAATAAAGACGTCAATAATGGGCCGAAACCGATTTCATTCTCGATTGATCATGTCACCTCGGCGAACATGCTCCGCGTGGAATATGAAATCGAAATCTGTCTCGTGACCTGCAACAACAAGGGTGAAGGCGGTGACCGGATCGTCCTTTCAAACCGCTGGTCCGTTCAGGATGACGTTGACAAGACTCTGATGACGACTCGCGTTTTCAAAGGGACCATGCGGGTTGCCAGTGCCATTGTGAATCCGCAGGCTTTTCGCGGGTTCGTTGTCCCGGTTTTGCAGCATGGATTCCGCATTGAGAAAATGACGTTCCTGGCGACTGAAGACGGGCTGAATCTTCAGTATTCGATCATCTTCCGTGAGGTGGCATTCTCAGCACCGGCACCGGCCTTGAGTTGGGATTTCTCGCACACGGAAACCACAGCGGACGGAACTAAGGGAGCGGCGGATGTGTTCGCCAGACTCAAGGGGCATCGCAACACCAACAAACAGGCGTTGATTCAGCTTGCCATGCAACTGATTGATGCAAAACTAAATGTTCTATTCACGGCGAACGACAATAATCCCGCTGTTGGAATCGCCCCGAAATCATTCTTCATCGAAGGTCTAATCATCGCCGATTCCTACGGAGATGAGACGAACGAAATACAAATGCGATGCCGGATTCAGCACGTCACGGAATTGAGAACTCGTGGAGCTGGCGGCGTCTTTGCGCTGGGCAACGTGCTTGGCGTGCCGATCGATTCCCGCAAAATCGCAAACTACGATTTCACGAAATCGTTTGGTGACAGCCAGAAAACGACATCCGGGCCTATTCCCGTGATTGCGGCGTTCTCTGCTCACTTACAGGCGGTATGCTGCGGTGAAGACAACACGACGGACACTTGTGACCACAGTTTTGCACGCGGGTATGCGGCAAATCCGCGTAAGCGACAACAGGATGAATTCGTCGCCGACATAGAAGCCTATGACACGGGGGCAACACTCCCGGAGTCATACCGCTCCAATCTTTCGGCGGATCATTTGCGGGCAATGTACACCTTCGCGCAGATTGACAATCAATATCAGACGTCGCAGCGAAAAGTAATCTGCCCGGTGGCTCGCAACGCCACGAATCCGAATGAAATAACGTCGGCTGACCAAACATCAGGTTCCAGCAGTAATCAAGACAGCGTGGTGGTTGGTTCGCTCTGTCGTCCGACAACGCGACGGGTGATGCGGCTGAAGATGGAACGAGTTGGGGAATCGCCGGTTCTGCCAGAGCCAAAAGACTTCACTGATATCAACGGGATCAAGCATACCTTGTTGTCGTACTCGCCAATGCCGTCTCCACCGGAGCGGACTCCAGACGAAGGGATGATGTACCGCGTCGAAGCGGAATATCACTACGCATTGTCGCGAGCACCGACGGCACAGGAAAAACTCGTGACTGGGGCGCTGCCGTGGGAGATTACTTCCACGGGCGACCAGTATGCATCGAATCAGTTGTTGACGGGTTCGGTTGGTTAAAACATAATGTAGTTCGCAACTTAATCGGGCGACCGAAAAACCGGAGCCTACGACGTCCTGCCACGAGCGGGATGCCGTAGGCTTTTTTTATTGGCGGCACCATGACTATCGACTTTTACGACGGATCAAACTTTGACGGGCTGTTTAACCTGCTCGGCAAGGCGTTCCACGCGCAGAAGACGATCAACACCGCACGCGGCACCACCATTCCGGCGGAACTGGACGATGTTGTCGAGGCCCTGAACCTGCTGACGGTCGATGCGGAATACTCACTGGCCGGTCAACCTCTGCAATCGCTGGCGAACAGTGTGCGGACGGCGGCCAATTCCGAGATGTCGTCGCTAGCCAATTATGCGGCCAGTTTGATTATTACTGCGGTCAACAAGGATAATCCACAACCACAACGGGATATCTCCACGGCACTGAGAGAACTCGTACGGCAGATGGTCGCGAACTCGCAATCGGTCGATGCGTCGACAGTCACGGCGGCGGTGACACCGGGCGGCAGCAACACGGGGACCGGGCTGATTGTCGCGAGTACGAAACGGGGCGATGGGCTGGTCAACGAAAACATGATCGCTGAAAACATCGCGGGACTGGCGACCAGCGATGGTGATGCTGCATCAATTACCTTGCGGGGGGCGTCAAGAGTCGCTCCGCTGTCTGCGGATTACCCCAAGGGGAGCGGGGCATCGGCGTCAATCTCGGCAGTCAGTGCGGCGAATTCATTGCTGGCCAACGGCGATTTCGAGGATGAAGACGACGTCGCCAACGCTCCTGACGATTGGATTGTTTCGGTCGGTGTGATCGGCACCACGGTCAAAATGACCGACGTCGAAGCCCAGACGGTGGCCATCGGGGGGACTCCCACCAGCGGCTACTACCGACTGCTGTACACGAACGCTCTGGGCGATGTGCAAATCACTGGTCAGATTGCATATAACGCCACGGCTGCTACGGTTCAATCCGCATTGCGACAACTCACGGGGCTGAGTCAAGTAACGGTCACAGCAACCGGAACGACGCCGAATTTCACGCACACGATTACGTTCGTCGGGCGCGGCGGAAATATCACCGAATTAACTTCGGTCAGCAGCCTTGCGGGCGGAACACCGACGATTACCCACGGCACGACATCGGCCGGAACCGCTCAGGTCTACGCGGGCGGGAAAGCACTGATCATCGACTCGGACGGGGCGGAACTGACGACGTTCAATCAACGCCTGTTCGGGCTGAATCCAGAGACAGCCTATGCGTTCTCGATGTGGGCGATTGCGGATGTTGTGCCAGCGGCGGGAGTCATTACTGTCGATCTAGTGGACGGCATCGGCGGGACGGTAATTGCCGACTCGGCAGGAACAAACAACACGTTCTCGTTCGATTGTGACGACCTGTCGGATTCGGCGTGGCAGCACGTCACAACTCTGGTCGGTGGCGAGTGCGTATTCCGGACGCCGCTCGTGGTGCCTGATGTCGTGTATCTGCGAATCCGGGTGTCGACAGCAGTCAGCGATACGACGTCGGTGTTTCTCGATCATGCGGCACTGACGCCGATGACAGCGGTTTATCCCGGCGGGCCATTGGTCGCGGCATTCAGTGGAAACATCGGGTTTCTTCGCGGCGATGAGTGGACGATGGCGGTGACGAATAACCGGGCGGGCGAACTGCAAGAGTATTTCGAGCGCAATTTTGGCATGTCGAGTCTCGGCCTATTGCTCCCCAGCAATGCAGCCAACTCGGAAACAATTCCGGACTCAGTTATTGGATAAGGAGCATTTTCAATGGGGATTCTAGTAGAGCACGGGCATGACATCTCGGGGACCACGGCACAACGTCCGACCAATGCGGATGTTGGTTGCAAGTATTTCGACACGACGCTCGGCACGGTCCTGTTCTGGAGCGGAACCGCCTGGGTTACGTCCGATGGGGCGGCACCCGCGGCCATTGGTGCGGGCACAGCGGCGGGAACCGGAGTCACGGCAGCGGAATACGGAGACGCGGCCGTTCACAAAACCGTTTTGACGCTGGCCAACTTGGCAGTGACGATCACAGACGCCACCACGGCGGGCGGGCATGGGGCGCAGAAGGTCTACGATTTCCCGCAAGGGTTGATTGAGATCGTCGGGGCCACGATGGACCTGACCACAGCGGCGGGGACTGGCGGAATCGCAGACACGGCGGCACTCGTGGCCTCGCTGGGGACTGCGACCGTCGGCACCGACAACGCGACTTTGACCAGTACGGAAGCGGACATCCTGCCCAGCACGGAGGGAACGCTCTCTGATGGGGCTGGAACGCTCAAGGGGAAAACGCTCCCCAATCTGGCGACGCTTTCGGGAATTTCCGCGTTATCCGACTCCAGCGGTGGAGCGACCGGAAACAACACCATCGCGGCGATTACCAACGGCGCGAACGCTGGATCGGCAGACGTTGCTCCCGTGGCGGATGCTATCGCCGATCTTGCTGCCAAAATCAACGAGATTCTGGCAGCCACCGTCGCCAGTCGTCGGTTGTTCGATGGGACTGGAACGGCGAAAGATGTGTACCTCAACTTGGCGATTCCCGACGCTGGCATGACCGATGGCCAGAACGACACGCTCACGCTGAACGGGACAATCACCTTGACCTGGATCAATCACGGCGACGTTTAATCCACCCGCGCACGGGAGTCGCAATCCGTACTCGCCCTGCGGTGAGTGGCTCCCGTGCTTTTCTATCCCGAGAACATAAATGCCTCGCGTCTCCACCGATCACGCAACCATTCTCGATGCGGTGGTCAAACGAATCCGGTCTCAGATTCCCGAGTTTTCCGGTACATCCTGCATTGTCAGTTTCAAGCCGGAACCGGCGGCGAACGTCGATAAGAATCTGTTTTGCACAGTTGCACCGACAGACGGGCAATTTGAACTCGATAACCAGATTGGCGGCGGTGCGGAAAACCTCGTCGAACAAGCTGGTGTTGCCGTCACGATGTTTTCGGCGATGAAGCTCGATCGATCCGACGTTCACGAATCGGTACTGATGGAAAAGTCGCGTGGCTTGCTGGTCCTGAAAAAGAAACTGCTGAAAGCTTTGGTCGGGCATGACCTGCAAACGCCGAACGGCGATTACATCCTCGCAAGCCAGATGCACGCACTACGGGCCAGTCAGCCGGGCGAAGATGGTCAAGGACGGGTGTTTCTTCAGGTCACATTTTCAACGGATTTCGGCTGGGATATTGGAGCGTGATGGGTGGGCGTCGAATTCGCAGGAATCCCGCTGCTGCTGGAAGACGACGATGGAGAAATCGCCGAATGGTGCTCCGCGTACCTGCCATTAGAACTCCCCTGGTGGCCTGACTGGTCAACGATGAACGCAGCCCGCGCCGGTGCGTTGCCGTTTCCAGCCTACCCACCAATGCCGAAACCACGGCTGAACACGATCTATCACCCCACGGGGGCGAGTCGCTGGACTTTCGGTGTGTTTCTGGTCGAGGAGTCACGGCTGGACAATATCTTGTCAGCGACGGGGCCAACGTATCGCGGCGATCTGGTGGTCGGTCTTGACGTCGACGTCGGCACCAGCGGAGTGCCTGCTCATGACGGGTTCACGATACCAGAAATGCGGCTGATCTTCACGCGGCGAATCTCCAGCCCGGACGGCAATATGTGGGTGATTGTCCTGGTGGATGATCGATATTTCTGGCAGCAGCAGGGGGTCACGTTCGCGGCGGGTGGACTGTCAAACACAGAGATTCTCGACGAGTTCTCCGACTTGCTGGGATACGAATTTGAGTACAACGAAGAAGACTTAAACGCGGATATCGAGATCGACAAGGACTCGATTTCGCAACCGGGCAGCAATGCGGCCCTGATGCTCGATTCGTTCTGTCTGGCTCACGGACTGCGGGTCTGTTTTCAGTTTGTCGATGAGGGCAATGAGGACGTCACGGCCAGCGGGTTCAACCTCGTGAAGTCGGCGGCGTCTGGTTCTGGCCCTCGTGCGGCGGGGCGGCGATTTCAAGGAATCACAGCGGGCGGCTGGGACGACACGAACACCAGCGGTGGGATCAACGATTATTTTGTCAAGCGGCTGGCGGTCTCGATTCCTGAATCTGTGATTGTACTGTTTCCGTCGTCGACTGGCGGCGGAGATTTTGGCGGTGCGTATGAGGTTGAAGTGACTGCTGCCGATGCGTTGTACCCGTCAAGTGCCGGGGCGAAGACTGCTCAGGGATACAAGCCGCACATTTGGTCAGACGTCCGAGCGGAATTCGCGGATGAAGAGGACGAGACGCCGACGAACGACGGAGACCTGACCACGATCGCCACGGCACTGGCACAGAGTTGGTACGCGGCGAAATTTAATCCGTACACTGCTGTGTCTTTGGCTGGTCTAGCGAAAATCGACCATGCACCAGGCGATGACTCAATCGAGTGGCGACTGGAGCAACGCCTGAAAGACGGTCGGATTGTCTGCCAGACGATCATCAACCCCAGCCCGATGCAGTGGATGTCGCGGCCGGGCGGCGGAAGCGGCGGTTCGTCCAAGTGGGGCAAGCTCCGTGTTGACGCCACGGAATGGCAGTCAGTCCTCGTGGATGTCTGGGCGGGCCTGCCGGGGGTTGTTGGCGGTGAGAACGAAGAGACGGCGACTGTGGAGTCCGTGCAAGGCCAGATGCCCGGCATGTCGCTACCTGCCGATGCGCGCGTGCTGCTGATACCAACGAATGGATTCCCGAGCGAAACTCCCTATCAGATTCAGCCGCTGGAATGCCCTGAGGAAGAGGAAGAAGAACCGTAATGATCGGTCTGTTTTGTCCGTCGTGCGGGTGTGCTTGCTGCAATACGCATCGGCTGCATGATTCTCTCGGTGACATCTCATGGGCTGAGTCTGTTCGCCTTGAAAACAAGTGTGGCACGATTGCTTACGATCTCACGACGGATTCCAGCGGCGATTTGTACGTCGTGGGGGGCTGGTGGCGCAAGGTTGAGGGTGTGTCCGTTCGCCGGTATCAGGTGCAGAAATGGAGTGCTGCTGGCGTTCAGCAATGGGCAACTGATATTGATCTTCAGTTCCCCGGCAACGAATGGCAGAACGTCGCGCTAGGGGCATCCGACGGACCTCCAGTGCCGCACCTCAATCTCGCGTGCGATGATGAGCATGTCTGGCTGAGTTCTCGCGCCAACGCGGTGGATTCTGACGACCTGTGGAAACTAGATGCTGACGACGGGGAAATCGTCTGGTTTGTCGACACTGGCAAGCAGATTTGGGACATCTGTCCGAATGGTAGTGGCGGTGTGTTCGCCGGAATTCGCGGAACGGACGGTGCTGGCTATCTCGCGGAATTCGATGAGGACGGAGATCAAGTCGGCGACGCATTTGGTGAATGCGGAGCCATCGCCACCAGACTGACGACGGACGGCACGGCGGTTTACGCGGCACTCAATCAGCGGGCTTCATGCCTCTGCTTTGAGGGGCATGTTTCCAAGCACGACATCGCGACGCGGGAACTCCTCTGGCAGTGGTATCGCGCCGACAAGCGGTACGACGGCGAAACCGAACCCGACCCGAATTCCGATCCCATCTACTCGGATGAACTCTCTGGGCCCAGGAGCCGACAGAACCCCGTGGTCGGTTTGGATATCGCGGGCGGAATGCTCTACGTCGCCTATGTGGGGTGGACGCAGATGTCCACGGGCTTTGATTTCTCGTCGCAATCTTACCCGATGATGGTCGAGCAATGGGACGCCGAAACGGCGGAAGTTCTCTGGGGGAGGATTCTCGAAAAGGATGACGAGGGTGGCGATCATCCTGGTCTAGCCCGTTCCCTCAGACTGGTAGGAATCACGACCGACGGAACGCATGTCTGGACTGGTTCGCAGCTGACGACTTACAAGCTTGACGCGGCAGGCGACCTGATTCTGTGCCAACCGGCGGTCGGCTGGGACTTGCTGGAAGCGGACGGCAGCGGTGGCGTTTACCTTGGCGGGGTGGCACGCTCCTGCACGCCCGTTGTGACGCGGGAACACCTCTGCGTTGATAGCGCGACCGACTGCGAAAAGGACGGCACAGCGGCCGATGTCACGGAGATCGGCGACACGGTGGGCGGTTGCACAATCATGCCGGGCGAACCATCGCCGATCGGCGGAATCATTGCCCATCGTTGCGACGCCGAAGAGGTCGCGATGGAAGACGTGGACACCGTCACGATTCCCTGCACAGTTCCCGATGTGTTCGATGCGACTCAGTTGGGTCCGACGTTCACGGATGACGCGGTCGAATTCGAATGGGTGTATCAAGAGGGCGAATTCTGGCAGGCCCAGTTCGACACGACGTGTTGCGCGGACGGAGATTCAGCGACCTACACGATTACGCTGCGTGTGTGGCAGGGGCCGTCTCTGATCGATGAAGAGGATGTGTGCAGCCATTGGGTTCTCGAAGGGGCCGTGGTGGGCTGGTGCGATGGCGTGGAGCCAATCCCGACTCTCACGAGGCTCCAGTTTAGTATCACCGATTGCTGGTGTGAGGGGACTGAAGATCATCCGCATCCGTGGTTCGACTTCGAATACGTCGGTGAAGAACTGAATTGCTGTGCGGAGAGTTGCGCCCCTGGCGGCGTTCTGTCTGTGAACTGCCCCTGCGAGCGAATTCCCTGCCTCGTGCCGGATGTGTTCTACGGGCAAGGATGTTTAGAGGAAATCACGCCGATCAATCACACTTGGGATTTCGTTGACTACGGGGCGGCCATAGGGATTCCCGACGTGGGTAACCCTGTGATTGGCGGCCGGTGGCAGACGCAGTTCAATATTCCGTGCGGGGAGTTGTATTCATTCACGGTGGAGATGGGTGCTGTAGAGTACAAAGTGGAGAGCGGGTGCGGTTGGTACATTTCCGGGTCGATCATCGCCAGCGTTGAGTCGGGATGCTTGAGTGGGAATTTTCCCGTGCCGTTCACTGCCAACGTCACGGCCTGCCCGTGCTCTGAGGAATCGCCGCTGGGACACCCGTGGTTCGCGTGGTCGATGACCGACCTGAACTTCGGCGAATCCTGCGTCTGCTGTGGTGAGGGCGGCGGGGGAAATACGCCGCCGGGTGTGACGGTCGACTGCTGCGAAAACGAGATTCCGCTCACGTTGACGGCGGAGTTTACGGGGTGTGCCATCCCACTGGCGACACTGACCTACAACAGCATGAGTGGGCTGTGGGAATCGCCATCTCTTGACGGCACGGGAATCCTGCCAGGGCTGGATCCATCGTACCGGGTGTTTTTTGGCTGCATATCCGGGCAATTAAGACTGTACCTTGACCCGGGGAGCGTGTGTGGGTTCTCGACAACTTTCGAATCTTGCGATCCGCTGATTGTTACTGGCGAATTGTCAACAGAATGCACGTTTTGCGACGGGGCCGCACTGACATTCACGGTGACGGAGTGACGGAACGAAAGTATTCCGGCTCGCACTGGTAGCAGCGGGCAAAACGAAATCCATATCGCGGGACTTCGTATTTCTTCAGGCCACACTCCTTGCATGTTGGGTGGATTTGCAGGAGCGGCTGAATGACGTCCAGCGTTGTTTCAATTGTCGGCGGCTTACCTGAGATGCCAACAACAGCAGAAACCCCAACCACCGCCAACCCAACCACAACCGCGCCCACCGTCAAAATGTGCTTTCGCATAAATCCACCCTTGCTACAATGAACCTTGTCCAGCCGAAACCAAAGGAAACGCCATGTTTACTGATCGCAATGTGCTGTGCGGACTCTTGGAACTTGTCCTTGACCTTTCGGAACGAGTCACCGGAAAACGCCCTGTCATTACCCTGGAAAATGACGAAGGCGACAAGGTTAAAATCACCACTTCGCGTGCGGTTCAGTGGGTTTCGTCACAACCCCCCGCATTGACTCAGGTATCGCCTCATGCAATCGACGGGCCTCACGAAGCGACGTGTGATACTCTGAAAGAGTCGTCGCAAGTTGCGTAGCGTCCGGCCAATGGTTTGCATCGACTTGCAGAGCAGGCCCCGTGCTTACCACGGATGGAGGCCATTCTAGGGAACTTGGCCCATTGGTAACCATCACCCTGCGCCAGTTGTTCTTCAGCGTCTGGGTGTCCTTGTCGATCAAGCTGAGCAGATTCCCAACACGCCCAAACGCCTCAAGGAACTTGGTAAGTGCTTTTTGGTACGCCTCAATTTCCGCCGACATGCCATCCCCCGCAAAATAAAAAGCCGCTCCGTTTGGGTGTCCAGCCTAAACGCGGAGCGGCTTCAGGCCCATCGCTGGGCTTGTTTCGGTGTTTCGTGGGTGGCTGGACAACCCATCCCAACCGTCAATCGTGCGTCAGAAACAAACCAGAGTCAAGGGGAAACCGCTTTTGGCAAATTTGCCGAAACCGATCGGTTGCCGCTTCTGCTGATATCAACAAAAGCTCGGCGCATGAAAAAAGCCGCGAGCGGTTAGGCTCAGCGGCTATGTCTTCGGGTGGAAAATCAATTCGGTCCCTTGGGGGCAGAAAGAAACCGAAGACATGCTTAATTTACGGGATGTTTGCCACGAAATCAATCCAGAATTCAAAATGTCGCTTCGACTCGCTCCAAAAACACCCCTTATGTGCGCGCGTCTTTGGTTGTCTAGTGTTGCGCCGTTGGCAACATTAGGATCTACTCAGAGGTCTTTGAAAGCACTCATCACTGTTGGCAGAGTTCTGAGCGCAGTGACCCCGTTGGGAGTCACTGATTATCACCGCTGACATGAGCCGTCGCTGGTGTCGAGAGTGGTTTTTTATCGATGTTCACTCGAAGCCGTCACATCGCCCGGCAAAGTTCACGATAACACATCAAAGGATGGCTGGTGACGTCTCGCAGAGGAATCTGTAAGACAAGAGTAGGGTCAGGCTCTCCGCCGGGGGTTCGCGTATTGGATGCCCCGCTACATAGGGCAAAGGCGTTCCGCCGCAACGGTCATATCCACGCCAAGAGACTGAATGAATTGATTTCCCGACCCCATCTTATGCTATGGTGCCAATATGTCAACTAAAACTTGCCAGTGCCCCACGTCTGACGCACCGTTCCACTGCTCCCTGACCGGCTGCGAAATGACCCCGCACCAGCGGCACCTTTGCCAAACGAAGCGGAAATATCGGGAATATTTTCAGCGGCAACATTGCGGCACAAACGAAGAAAGTACCGCATTTGTCGACGATGTACCGAAAGAAGCCGAGAAAACAGCGGGAAATCCACCGAAAACCGTACCGAAACGTACCGCAAATTCGATCCGTAAAGTACCGCAACACCTCGGCCCCGGCACCCACTTGAAGCGCCTGCTCGCCGAACTGGGCGTCGCTGAAAAGTCGTCCTGCGGCTGCAACAAATACGCATCTCAGATGGACGCATGGGGCGTCGAAGGCTGCCGGTCAAGGCGATCCGAGATATGCAGCCACCTAAAAGAGAACGCGACGTGGCGGGGGAAGTTCACGGCGGCAGTCAAAGCAATTCAGACGGGGATCTGGATCAGCCCACTTGACCCCTACGGTAGTCTCGTTGACGAAGCCATCCGGCGAGCTGAGATTTTTCCCGCTTGATTCCACCCGCGCCGGTCGATATCCTCTATCACCATGAAAGAGAGGTGATGCATGGACTATCTGACCCCGGCGAAAATCGCGAAGAAGTGGGGAGTCTCCCGCGTTCGTGTCTCGCAATACCTGCAGGACGGACGCATTCCCGGCGCGGTATGCGAGACGATCGGACCGGACGAGGTGCGCTGGAAAATCCCGTCCGACGCAAAAAAACCGGCAAAAATCGCTCCCGGACCAAAAGCCGAAGTCGAGACCGAATAACGACTTGCGGCAATCTTTCAAGTTTTTTTATTTTTATACCGATATTTCTCTTGCACGGTGAAAGAGAATTAGTATAATAAGAGACGTGACGGGGACGAACGAAACGAAACAGCGAAACGAGGAGTGAAGACCATGACAACTGTATTTTTCGCCGACTCAGACAAGATCGACAACTCGCAAACCGGCTACTACGCCACGGCTGATGAGGCTCGCGAGGCGTTTCGCCGTGAGACCCTGACGTTTCTTCCCGACGATCGGGTTGCGGAAGTCGAGCCTACGGTATACGTGCGGAGCGTGGAACTTTCGAGCGAAATCATCGAGAGCGCACGGCAGCTTGCGGCTGACGGCTCGCCGTCGCCTGCGGTGAAATTTTAATCACTGATCGGCAGTAGGCCGGGGGAGCGTTTCCCCCGGCGTTGGTGGGGTGGGAAAAATTCGGAAGGCAAAAAACGTGGCCATCAAGATTGCAAATCGTCGTCTGTATTTTGTCGAGCGAGCAAACAGCGGCAAGCAAACGCTGACGTGGGAGCCGATCACGGGAGACGCGATTGTCGCGGCGATCCCCGTGCAATTCGTCGGCCGCGAAGAGGAGATTCCCGCAGCCCGATTCCTCGCTGGCACGGCAGCCCGCGAGATCGAGATGCCCGGCGGCGCGGTGTATCTGGTGGACGCCGAGGATGCGATCCGCGATCAGATCGACGCCGCGCTCGGCGGCGATTGGAGCGAGAGAACTCGTGCCTGCCGGATCGTGCCCGCCCCGGAGGTCGACCCCAGCGACGACGCGGCATGGCAGGCCTACTACCAATCCACGCTCGTCCGGGTTGGCGACGCGGAGAATTGCGAGTAGTTGAGGCGGAGCGGACGGCCGGGGGAGCGTTTCCCCCGGCGATCGAAACACGAGAGAGGAGATGGGACGATGAAAGCACATGTAGGGATTGTCGACAAGAGTGTACTGCACCCGATAATAGCGAGACTCGCACTCGTCAGCCCGAATCACGGTCTGCGGCGGTACAACAGCTATTTCCCCCCCGTCCTCCCGGATCATATGTCCAGCGACGGCACGGCACGGGTGATAGCGATGTGCTACGCCGATCATGCGGATGAGTCCGATTACTATCGTCAGCGGGCGGCGTCTGGGTGCGACGACGACTTCGGGACAGTGACTACGGACGAGTGTCACCACCCCGCCTTGATGGTGTGGCACGGGACGGCGATTAGCCGTGAGGACGCCTTGGGGCGTCTGCGGTGTAGGACGGCTGAAATGCTAATAGGATGCCTGAGGCGTATTCAGCGCCGCGTCGGCGCTGAATACGAGAGTACCTGCCAGCGGGTGCTTTCGGCCGGCGCGGCGGTACTTGACTTCGGTGGACCTGGTTACGGGTTTTCCAATCCGATGGGGTGCAGCGTTCGGACATCCGTGTCCCTCCGTGGAGCGAGGCGACTGGCAACACAATATGGCGGCACGCCCTACACGGCTAGCGAGGCCGCTGCAATCCTAGTGGATGAGCGCCGCAAGTTCGACGAGATGATTGACGCGGCATGCGAGGCCGCGTCACGAACCGAAAGGAACCCCGCGTGAAATTCCACGACCGGCCAACGACTGGCACACACCCGGCCCCACGACTGAGGCCGGGTTTTTTCGTGCGCTGAATTACGCGGCCCGGTCGGGACCACCAGGCCGAAACAGTACGTCCGTCGCTTCCGATTGCGTCACAATTCGCGGGTCAAGGTAATGCCGACGAGTCGTGTCTGGAGACGAATGATCTAACAGCAATGAAGCATTCCCACCCGCCGCCTCGAAGTGGCTGGCAGTCGACTTGCGCATCCGGTGGAACTTGCTTGCACGACCACACGGAAGATCCGCTGAGATCAATAGCAGCTTGTAATGGTGCCAAATCTCGTGATAGCTGCGGTCCCATGGGAAAACAAGCTGGCCATAGGCACGCCCGCCGCGACCGGCCAGCATCGTGACCGTCGAAGGATGCAGCTTGTGAAGACGATCCCGCTTCTTGTTCTTGCGAGTTTCGGCGCGAAAAACGACATGCCCGCGCTCGAGGTCAATGTCATCCCACATGACCTGCAACACCGCTCCAATCCGCTCGCCAGTGTCCCAGAGAATCGCATGCAGGATGAGCCACCAATCGGCCGCCAGCACGCCGCAGATGCGGCCGGTCTGTTTCGAGCACGCATCCCAGAGCCGATGCAACTCCGACTGTGACCATGCCGTGGGGATGCGTTCCGGCTCGACGAACTTTTCGACATCCGGCCAATGATCCACGATCCGCTTGCGGGCCAAGAATCGCCAGATGGCCAGCATGTTTGAGCGGAATTTATTTGCTGTAGCTTCCGCACGCCCACGGTCGATAAACCAATGCATCGCGTCCGCGATCGTCTTATCGGTGAGATCGTCAATCGTGGCATCGCGTCCCAAGAAGGACTTGAAGTTTGCGATCGACACGTTAAATTGATTGATCGTCCCCGAACTGGCCCGTCGCAATTTATGCCGCCAGTACAGTTCGTAAGCGGACTGAATCGTCCTGTCCAGAAGATGATGTTCGTCGTTCATAGCGTTCTCTTTCAAAGGAAAAGAGGAACGCCTCCGTGCAATAAGCTCCTGATCGAGACTATGCCCGGCTTTCGAGCCGAGCGACTGACGGACCCAGGAATTTCCCGATAGTGGAGGGTATCGCCTCCCCAGGGAATTCAGGTTGGTCCAGTCAGTTAAAGCAGACCACTGAATTACATTTACCTAGGGGGTAATTCAGGGTATTCGATTGCAGTAGAGCGGCAA